CGTTAAGAATTTTATTCGGATTGAAAAATTTAGTGAACAAATCCTCCATGTCCTTAACCGTCAACGGTCTGTTAGTATCTTTCTTAGCCATGTGTACCTCCTTGTGGTAAGGCTAGTTTTTTTTGATACGCAACATAAAAGCACGCCCCCGGTGTGCTAAAGTGAAGTAGCAAATAAATAACTAGATACGCCTTACACAAGGTCACTTGGCTAACAGATGCTAACGCCTTGATGTTAGGCAGGAGGTTTGTTAAATTTTGCGAGACGAAAGCAACAGATGACCCAACGCCAAGGTGACTACGAAAGGTCTGCTTGCTTGAGCAAATACCCACAACAACGCACCCAAGCTGTTGCACTGCACGCAAGTTCATCGAAAGGTGTACATGTTCACGTAGATGTGACTGCCTTGGAAGGGCAATCAACAACGGGTGCAACGCCGGCGAGCAAGCTAAGCTGAGAGAGATAGTGAACGCAAGGATGCTTAGCTTTGGAGCTACCTGCGTAGACGTGCATACACAGCTAGGGGGCTATGCTAACGTTAGTAGAGCTTTACGGGTAGCGTATTGTAGCTCCATACGACAGCTAGAGCTTTACGTAGCTCGCCGTAGGGCGTTGTAGGGTATTCGTATATGTTATGGTAGTACTCAGCGTGCTGAAACCCTACGTTGCACTTAGGGGACTATAGGGGTGTATGTGTGTACCCGTGCTACGTGCTAGTAGTACGTTCTACGTTCCAACGTACCCCCTACTCTCTAAAGAAAAAGAATATATATAAATATATATTCCAAAAAGAAAGGTCTCTCTCCCCCATTGACAGGTCGGTTTTTTTTGCGATATTATGCTCTTTATGGCAGATAACAACAACCCATACAGGCAATCAACTAGAAGACTCAGACCTCAAGGTAAAACCTCCAAGAGGTTATCTAGCCTGACACCTGATGGTCTACGCAAGAGGGTTCTTGACGCATTGCCTTTATGGGAGTCCTACCCTAGGTGGTTCAGAAGAGTATTGGTTCTGCTGCCGACCCATGGTGACATATTCTCGATAGCAGAAGAACTCAACACTACGCCTGATGAACTGCAAGGCATGATAGAGAAAAGACCTACATTCTCAAAGCTTGTGAAGTTTATTCAGGACAATGGGCACTACCCTGCCTGTGCATCAACCAAAGAGTATTTGAAGCATGCCAACCTTGTTGAGCACTATGCAAACGAGAGCACTGTGTCTGCTGTGATACACTTAGAAACAAATGCAGGACAGGCACCAATCAATCACAAGATAGTTGACGCTGCAGGATGGTTTGCAAACATAGAGAATGACACAGAAAGAGTGCGAAGG